ATCCTGGTACAGGGAGGTACGCGATCGGGGAAGTCCTTGATCGTGGCGGTGATGATTGCGTCCTACCTGCTCAACGTGCCAATCACGTTCGCAGACGGATCAAAGCATCACATGAGAGAGCTGTCGTGGCGGAAGAGAGCCACAGTCGTATGGCTCATCGGTCTGCAGTTGAATCACATCGGCCAGACCCTACATCGTCTGCTCTGCCGCGCAGGGGCCTTCGACATGGTCCGCGACAAGCAGACTGGCATGTGGCGGTCGTGGCAACCCGGACGTATCCCGGGTGATGAGCTTCTGTCAGAAGACGAACGGAAGCCAGCCCCACCGCTGATCCCACCCTCGGAGATCATCGGAGAGACGTGGGAGAATAAAGCTGAGTTCAAGTTCACGTCTCTCACCATGAAAGACGGATCCATCTGTTACGGGTACGCCTCTTCCGGCGATGTCAAGCGTGGCGACCCTGTCAACATCATCTGGATCGACGAAGAAATCAAGTTCAGCTCGCACTACCCGGAGTGGCAGTCCCGTCTGTCGGACAGGAAGGGCAGGATCTACTGGACCTCCTGGCCAGATATGGAGACCCCCGCGCTGCTGACGTTATGGAAGCGAGCCTGCGAACAGAAGGACGAAGTCCTGCGTGGTATCAGGACCCATCAGGACGCAGAGAACTTCGTGTTCCGAGGATCCGACTCTCCGTTCATCGACGAGAACGAAAAGCGGAAACGAGCCGAAGGCTGGACAGACTCCCAGCGTCGGGCGCGAGACTTCGGGGAGTTCGTAACAGACACGATCCTCGCCTACCCCGAGTTCGACCGGAAGTATCACGCTGTAGACTATGGGCCGGACAGTCCACTGAATGATAAAGTCACGGAGGTTATGCGGAAGATGCACTGGAACGTACCGGCCGACTGGTGCGTGGACCTAATCCTCGACCCAGGTACCTCTCGTCCTGCTCTACTCTGGGCGGCAATCCCTCCTAAGGAGTTCTGGGATGATGGGGAGCCTTACCATATTTTCTTCAGGGAAATGGCCATCCCAAGAATAGACGCCCAACAGATGGCGATGCGAGCTAAGGCGGCTGATCCGGGCAGGCATTACATGCGTTTTATCGGGGACAGCAAGGCCGGAGACCAAACTCCGATGGGTTTTGCTTGGTCCGTATTCGAACAGTACAGCCGCGAGTTCAAGCAAGCAGGCTTGCGGTGCCAGCTTACCGGTGATATGTTTCTTCGAGGTGAGACTACGTGGGTCGTCCGATCTATGAAACTTCGGGCTCTTATGCGGGGTCGTCCGTGTGGGAGGCCGAGGCTCCGCGTCGTTGCGAACTCGTGTCCAACCCTTGTCCGACAGCTCGAAGAGACCCTGAAGAAAGTCACTAAAGAAGACGTGCAGGATAAGCTGGCCGAAGGTCAGCAGCACGACGTACTTGATACTGCGGAGTATTATGCTGGATTCGAACCAACCTTCCTGACCCCTCCCCCAAGACAACCCCCTATGGACCCGGGAATGGCAATGTTTCAGTCTGATCAAAAGACTCTTACAAACATCTTCCGGCAGAACAAAGCACCAGAGAAAGGCCCTATTATTCTAGGGCTTCCATAACCCCAGACAGGAGCACGTATGAAGATTTCTGAGATCTGCCGAGAGGTCACTATTGACGGAATTACCGTCTCAGTATCAATTGGTGACACAGTGTGGTGGTTCATGGAGAACCAGCTCGACAACATCCCAGCAGTGGCGATCGTTATTCAGTTCAGCGAGGACAACATGATCGACCTCGCAAGATACACTTCCCCCGGCAGCAGGCTGACAGCAGAGACAGGGGTTTGTCTACTCGACGACCCCCGACTATCGAACGCGAATTATCGCAAACGTGGATCATGGTGCCCTCGTGGCATGTGGTCTTCACTCAAGCTAAAGTAGGTAAGCGATGCTTCCGACGACAGAGAACCTCCAGCAGTATCTGCTGGGGCCAATCATCAGCCAGTGGTACGCTCGCTTCACTTCTGCAGAGAAGTCGAAAGAGCGTTTCACGGTCATGGCAAAGCTGTGTCGTCAGTTTCTCGGAAGCTCAGCCAAGGCTATGTGGGAGGATTCGTTCCGTCGCGAGTTCTACCCCGCAATCGCGCAGCCTCAGTTCATGGTAAGCCTGAACAAAGCCTTCGAGTTAGTAGCCATCATCGGACCATCGCTCTACTGGCAGAACCCTAGTCGGGAAGTTAGGTCTACGGGGGTCCCCGATCAGTCTCGCATGGCACAACTCATGGGTGTCACCGAGGAGGATATGCTGAAGGAGATCCAGCAGCAGCAGGCCCAACAGGGGGAAGCCCTAGAGGTCCGCAACAGCCTCGCCACCCTCGTTATGGATTCCATAAGTAAGCAGCACCCCGGCGGTACTAAGATTGACAATGAGCTTGCGATCCAAGACGCCTTAGTTACAGGTCGGGGGTGCATGTGGACCGAGACATACTCTGACCGCGCGACCGGAGAAACTATGGTTGGGTCTTTCTATGACCCAGTCGATAATCTGCTCATAGATCCAGATGCGAAGGACCCTGCATGGCGGGACGTGAAGTGGATCTCTCGGACACATGTTGAACCGATCTGGGTCGTTGAGCGAAGGTTTGGGTATCCGCCGGGCTACCTCAAAGGTAAGGGCACTCATATCTCCTCAGAGTACATGGCGAAGCTGGAAGTCGAGGTCCGGGACGGGAACTCGATGTACCAAGACATGATCGAATGGAAAGAGGTCTGGTCAATCGGAGGCATTGGAGCGAGAGTCACCGGTGCCAACGCCCAGTTAGGACAGGCTCTTGACAGCCTTACCGGAGACTATTGCTATCTGGCACTCACCCGAAACCTGATGCACCCGCTTAACCTTCCGCCGCTGCTAATCTCAGAGGGGAGTCCAGATCAGATTCTGGAAGCTCTGATGTGGAGGACGGCCCGGTTCGGGAAGGTTTGCGAGCTGTGGCAGGACCGTCGCTGGCCAGTCGAGAAGCTGGACTTCTACCCGGTGGTCGGGTCATGCTGGCCAATGGCCGTGCTCGGCCCAGGGATCGGCAGTCTCCTCGCGATGAACATCCTGTTAGTCTCCCAGCTTACAATGAGCTGGGACAGGCGCAGAGACATCATCGCGGTCAATGGTGCGTACGCAGACGAAGTGGAGTCTGCAATCAAAGGGGAAGGCAACCCAGCCGTCCTGAAGATCAACAGTGCGTCAAACATGTCGATCACCGAGATCGTGGCATTCGTTCAGCGTCCAGAGGTACAGGGGAACCTCTTGGAATGGATCCAGTATCTGGACAGCCAGTTCAAGATGGCGACGGGGTTGGACGACATCCACTACGGTATCAGTCGGACACAGTCCCGAGTGAGCGGGGATGTCCAATCGAAGACCGCAGCGGCTAGTGTTAGGCCAGAGAAGATGGCGACCGACGTTCACGAGTTTGTGGTAAACTGCGGGAAGAAAGAGCTATGGCTTGCAGCCATGTACATCGAGGGCCAGCAACTGCAGTACCTCCTTGGAGACTGGGGCGCGGCAGCATGGGATACTATGCTCGGGTCAATGCCGTTCACGCAGCTCTGCCGAGAGATGGACATCACCATCGAGGCGACAGACTTACGTCGGCCAAACCGAGATAAGGACATGGCGGATCTGGAACGACTGGTCCAGTTCTACATCCCGTCTGTCACGCAGTACTCGCTCACAACCGGGGATGAGAAGCCGTTCAATGCCTTCCTGCACAAGTTCGCGACAGCGATGCAGATGACTAACCCTGAGGATCTATACTTCGGGCCATGGCATCCGATGCCGGATCAAACAGCAATTCAGATGCAACAGGAAGCACAGCAGGTTGACATTGCCAAGACTCAGGCGGATACCGAAGAAGTCAAGGCGAAGACTGTGGCTCGACTGGTGGACGCTCAGTACAAACAGCAGGGAGCCACGGCACCAGCGATGCAGAAGTTGAAATGGAATGACATATTCAATCAGCAAAAACTGAAGATGCAGGATGAAGCTCACCTTCAGAATCTAGTATTCCTGCAGGAGCAGCAGGACATCAAAGAGGAAGCAGCGCGGGCTGCGATCAAGACAAAGCCAAAGGCGAAGAAATGAATCGGTTCCCCAGACTGAGAGACGAGTTGGAGTGGGATGCAGTGCAGCAGGCAGGTCCGGCTGCGGTGGAATCCTTTGAGAAGATGATTGCACAGGGAGAGTCAGTCTCTTTGGCTGCTCAATTTGCTACCCGCAGACCACCGAGCGGGGGGTACGATGAACAGCTTGTGCAGAGGAATACGAAGAGTGTGACGGAGCAGTTCAAAGGGTGCGGTACGATGCTTGACCTGTACCGGAAGAACTACAAAGCTCAGACAGGGGAGAACCTGCCGGAGGATGCGGTGGTCTATCGCAGCCTTGCTAAGTACCCGGGAGACCCCGGATGTATCGTGACTCACAAGCAGAGCTTGTCTGACGTGAAGAAGATTATGAAGGAGCGGAACGAACAGGTCGAAGGGGACTGGGAGAACCATCCGATTTCGGAAGCTCCTCAGCCGCAAGTGGTGCGGATGAATGAGAACGTGATGGCTCGGTATAAAGCTGAGTACAAAATGGAGTCAGAGGAGTACGCGAAGCTGGATGAACGGGAACTCGAAGAACACATCATCGACACTCACACCTCACTCGTGACTGCGGATGATGCGATGAACGCCCCAACGTCAGAGGAGCAGGTCAATAAAGCCACCTTCGGTGGGCGGGATGCAATCAGAGGAATGTCATGATCACAGTCGCAGATATGATGAGTCACATCGCCGTTCAGCTCAATGCCGTACTCGGCGGTTTTCTGGAAGGGAAGGTACGCACATCTGTACTTTCTGCATGGGGTCGGCTGTTGAGTATGCACGAATGGGCGTACTTCCACCGGATGGGCACCCTCATCACGTTTGCGGGAGAAACCACGGGGACCATTGTCTTCAATTACGCCGCGAAAACTGTGACCCTGACCGGGGCTACTTGGCCTACCGATGCAATCAACATGCACATCCGTCTGGACTTCAACTGGTATCCGATCTACAAGCGGACGAGTAACACTGTACTGGAGCTGTTTGACGGTAAGACGCCGGAAGTGGACCTGACGGGCGAAGCGTTCGTCATCCAGCAGATCCTCTATCCCCTCCCCTATGATGTAGGCGATATTGTACAGGCATTGGAGGGTCAGCAGAACCTGCAGCTCATGCGGCTCAATCTGATGGAGGCCCACCAGGTTCAGGAGGGTTTCGCTTGGTCACCAACCCTCCCATCGTGCTACGCGCTGGTGGCGGACTCGGCAAACCCTTCTCGTTGGAATATGTGGCTTCCAACAGTACAGACTTTGGACACCGTCCTGCAGTATCTGTACGTCGCGAGGAAGCCGACCTTCACGCTCGCCCGGGAGTCACGCGGCACCGTCTCAGTATCCGCAGGAGTTGCGACCTTCAGCGACACCGTTGTAAACTCTCTGTGGGATGGTGCTGTCCTTCGGGTAGCAAAGGATGACACCTCCAGCCCTACTGGAGAATTCGGGGATGTCCCTGTCAACGATCTCCTGTACGACCGGGATTGCTACGAGATGCGGGTTGTGAAGTGGCTTACGAGTACGACTTGCCGCGTGAGTGATCTTACCGTCAACCAGACAAGTGTATCATACACTGCGTCATCTCTGATCGACGTGAGCGACGGGGCGATGACAGTCCTTCTGCAACGCCTTTGTGAAGACGAGTATGGTGCGAAAATGGTTGGCAATCATACTGAACGGTTGGTTAGCCAGTCTCGGCTGTCACAGGCATTCAACGACGCAAAAGCATCGGACGGTCGCTACGTTCGAAACAAAGGTCCAGCGGCTCAATGGTACGGACTCCGACTCAAAGATGTCGGATACGTCACCCCCTGAGGTTATAGATGGCTAACCCTGAATGGAACATCCTCAACCGGACGTACACTATCGTCCGCGATATGGCGGCAAACCAAGAACTGGTCGCCTCGGCCGGGGAGAGGGTACGCTCCGTTCTGCCCAGTGCAGTCCGAGTCTGGAGAGCAGTTGAGGGAGGGGAGTTGAAACGCTCAGCGGACGGTCTGCAGAATATGATCATGCCGGGTATCGCGATAACCCTCCTTCCAGTAAGCTCCACCCTCGGGGCAGGGTTGAACTGTGCAGATGACGAAGTCCAACAGATTGCCATCCAGATTATGGACTCTACCCCTCATCAACACGAAGGCCCGATTCGCACCTATACCAACTGGATGAATCTCATCCGGCTCAAGTTTACAACAGTCCCTAACCCATTCCTTCAGGACGCTGACCCAGCGACGTACGACCCGTACGTTGTCCATCCGTTAAAACGACTGCCCGCAGAAGCCCAGAGTCTGGTACGGCACGAACAACAGGTTTCAATGTTCACCTTCCAAGTGATGGTAAGACATCACAGATAGGCTTGTATCATGGCAATCAGCGTACCAGTAAATGCCCGTATGATGGTGGGCGGAGCGAAGTACTGCTTCGCTAAGTTCCTCGATCAGAGTAAGTATGAACGTGTACAGAACCCTGACGCGATTTGCGGAAACAGAGACCCACTGATTGAACGGACCTCGCCGGGTCGGAGAAAGATCCAGTTCACTACCTTCCACGACCTTACCGCTCCCGTGATTGCACTGCTACTCCCGCTGGCCGGAACAACGCTTGCTTCAGGGACATACACCGCCAACCAGACCGTCACGCCTGTCGAGATCATCATCGATAAAGTCGGGGCGATACATAAGTACACGAACGCCCGCATGGCCCGTATGATAATTCGGGGGCAAGTGGGAACGCTGCCGATCTCAGCGGAGTGTACCTGGATCGCGGAGGATGAAATCCAAGACAACGCCGCGGTGTTTTCGGAGGGGGCGGTGGACTTCATCTTCGCGTTCCCAGGGACCACTCACAAGATCGCGACTGTCCTGAAGAACCTAGACCGTTTCGCGTTTGTTATCGACAATAAGCTCATCCCCTCCTGGAATGCGGCCTTCACCGTGACGGATGTGGGGCAGGGCCCTCGACAGACGCTGCTTGCTACTAGCATCCCATACACTACCGCGTATAAGGATGACTTCTGGAATTACCGGGACGTTACGACCGGCACCGCCCTTGAGTTAAAGATTGTGAACAGCTTAGACAGTATGACCATCAACATCCCAAAAGGGGTAGTGAACCCCGAGTCTCCGTCGATCGAGGGGGCACTGGAGGAGATCCGGCTCCCGCTGACGTGGGAGGCACACCGCCAGTCGGCCACAGAGGCTTTTAACATTGTAGTGGTAAACGCATGATACCTGCTGACCTTGATGATGGCTTCACTGTTGAGATGCCCTCGGGCCTGTTCTGCCGCCCAATGCTTTGGGGAGACAGACAGGCCCTGCGAGACGATATTGTGGATATGCCGCATCGCTCGGTACAGAGAGTTCTCTCTCCGCCCTACACGATGGGGCGGGTTGCGGAGGGGAACGAGCGGGCTGCTATCCAGCAAGTGTTGGGGTACACCGTGACAGAAGAGAATCGAGACTTTCAGGCTCTGTCGGATTCAGCAGACATACACGTCCGGCTGAATACGGGGATGAGCCTTCTCAACTGCAGTCAGTGCAAGGCGGTTTCGGTAGACCACCGGGACGGGTCAGTATATGACGGGGCAAGCGGGAGGCCGACCGCTCTCCCTCCGGGGACCTTAGTCCCGTGTGAGACCCACCAAGGGTGCATTAAAGGCCACCACTCCGCCCCCCTCGGGCTGTCAAACCCAAGGTGGGCCAAGACTTGGTCACATTACTGGAAGTACAGAGACTCTCGACAATTCGCACTAAGCAGTGACCCAATCTTTCGTAGGAACCGGGTACTTTTGGATTGGATAATTGATTATGGACGAGATCTCAGATTTGATCCGTTTATTGGCGGAGGCACCGGCGGAAGAAGCCCCGATGTTTCGGCCGAAGGAGTTCTTGGACAGGCTGGCGTTAGAGAAGGTAGCACAGGAGGGGATCCGCCCGGAAGGACCTGCCGT